GGGAAACTTTATTAGGCTTACATTTGAAGACAACGAATACTTATCTAAAAGCGAGGTTAAATCTATTTTAGATTATAAACAAAAAGGATTTCACAATACTACTTTACCTGAAGAAGATTTATTTAAAGAATCCAATATTAAAAATAAATATTGGGCGAATAAATGGAAAGTTTACGGACTTGGTAAAGTGGGGTCTTTGGAAGGTGTTGTATTTACCAATTGGGAAATTATCGATTCAATACCCTCAGATGCGAAATACAATAAGTCAGGTGTCGATTTTGGATATACAAATGATCCAACAACAATAATAGATAAATATACTTACAATGGTTTTCCGATTTACGATGAAGCATTATACGAAAAAGGATTAGTTAATTCTGCCATTGCTAAGGAACTAAAATCATTTAAAAGAAAAGTAGTAGCAGATAGCGCAGAACCTAAATCTATTACTGAAATTGGAAACCATGGTGTTACAATTAAAGGAGCTGAAAAGGGAAAAGACAGTATATCGTTTGGGATTCAAAACATTCAAGGATATGAAAAGTTTTATGTAACCCGTAGAAGCATTCATTTGATTGAAGAACTTGGTAAATATATTTGGGCAAAAGACAGAAAAGGAAATTCTTTAAACGTTCCGATTGATAACTGGAATCATTGTATTGACCCGATTAGATATATTGAAGAAGAAGAAACTCTTAAACCAAAAGTAAAACGTTCTGGGGGAGGCGTGATTGATTAACCTAAAAATAAAACCAATGGAATATAAACACACATTTACAGGAACGTTTAAATTAGATGAGTCAGATAGAAAGCAACTAGGACAACTTAGCGTTTCAAAAGAAATTGTAATTGTTGAAAGACAAAACGGATTTATGGAAATTCATAGTGAAACTGGTGTTGAATACACTACAGAAGATATTATGAGTAAAGGATTGTAACTTATGCTAAACCAAAAACTATCATCCATAAGCCAAGAAGATTTCAACTTTCTGATAAAGAACGGTAAACGTAATTCAAAATTGTTTAACTTTGACTTCGAAAGCCTTATTTATTTAAAATGGGGATTGCTTAAAGAAACGCTTCCTGATTTATTTGCTAAAAACGATTTCGAACAATTGTTTTATTTAATGCTTCAGGATAGAAAACAATTCGTATTCTTAGCAGATGTTCAAAAAATAGAAGTTAATCAAGCTATGAGCTTTATTTTATGGCTTATTGATGAAATGAAAACGATTCGTGAATTAGAATCAACATATTTACGTTCCGATCCTGATGTTAAGTTATTACAAGCAGGTATTAATAAATTAGATCAGTTTGGTTTAATGAATACTTTGGATAATTTAGCAAAAGGAGATATATTAAAATACGATTTGATTCGTGAATTACCTTATAATGTTGTTTTTGATAAACAGTACATGGAGGTAACGAAATCGGAAATAGAAAAGAAATTAAGTAAAATTAAATAGTATGTCAATTGAAGAAAAAAGACTAGCATTCATAGAGTATCAGAAAAAGTTTTATAGCCAAAAAAACATGTATGATATGATTGAGCAATCAGACCAAAATAATTCAATTATTAACGGAGGATATGATAATATTATAGATTCTAAATTTGAAGTTATTTTAGTTAAAAAAGAACTTAAATAATGAACATAGTCGATTTCTTTAAAAAACAAGTAGACATTTACAACGAGGATCTTAAATGCGGATTCTGTTGGAATTTTAGCGCTCCTTTAAAAGAGAGCCAAACGAATATTGTTCAATCAGAAACTAACGAAGAAGATTGTTGCGTTCATGTATTTTTAACAGATCCAGGATTCAGAGAAAACATTACGCGAAACGCACAAACAAATCTAATCACTTCAAAAACTTGTATTGATACGATAACTGTTTGGGTTTTAATGAAAGTACCTTTGGGTGTAAATAATTACAATGAGATAAAAGGGCATCCAATTGAAGAAAGCAAATGGAATACTGTTTTTTATCCTATTCGTGAATGCTTAGGATGTGAAAACATTTTAGATACTTGCGAGATATTAGGAGAAACAAATGTAAATGTAGATTTAACCAATGGCGTTATTGTGCATAATTACATTGATGAAAATTATAATGGGTGGAAGATTTCGTATACATTCACACAAGTTAAATAAATTATTGTTATGTATCCAGATGTAATGAGTAAAGCTAAACTAAGACAATTAGCAAAGATTATAAGTGAACTATTCGGAGAAGATAAAGAAATAGTTATTAGGAAAAGCAAAGACGGAAAATTACATTTTTATGGACATTCCAAAAATACCTGATGAAAAAATAATAGAGATAATGCAACACGTTATCGATGTGTTTTTGATTCCTAAATTTATTTCATTAGGGATGCGTGCGACGGGAGCTTGGATAGAGGCGTTAGAGCCACGCGTTAATAATGGCAACGGCGAAATTTGGGGCATGGATTATACGTATTGGTTACAACACGGAAGAAAGCCGGGTAAAATGCCACCGATAGCACCGTTGATAACTTGGGTAAATGCTAAGTTTGGAATTAACGGACCAGAAGCAAAAGGAATTGCGTTTGCCATTGCACAGAAAATTAAGAATGAAGGTACAGAATACTATCCAGACGGAACGGATTTACTAGATGTATTAAATAGTCCAGAATGCAAAGATTACATAATAGAACAAATAGGTACTTTTTATTCTTTAGAAATAAGTAAAATATTAAAAAAGCAAATACATGATAATTTCGCATGATTTAAACAGTAACGGTTATTTAATTAACAACGAGATTTGGTTTAATATTAATGCCGATGAAGATGTTGTGTATTTTAAACTTATATTTCAGAATTTATCTAACGCTAAAATAAGCACTCAGTTTATTGCGTATGCCGATCCTAATGATAATGCATTCGTAAACATTCAAAGCGTTGTTAAATCGTTAATGGATGTGCCAAACGGAGCAACGAATAATTCTACTAAGATTCAGATTTCGATTACTGCAAATGATGGTACAAATATCACTTTCATTAAAGACTTTGTTCGAGGAGGTAAAAGAGTAAATGAAGTTAATCAAACAATTTCACCTAATCAAACGCTTCGATTAGCGGAGAAGCTTCCCGTATGGTCCGGTTTTCCTGTTTACGATTATTTTTTATCTAGCGGTTATGTTATTCAACAGCAAAATTTAGCTGATTTAGATCCTGCAGGAATAGATTATAAAAGAATCAAAGGTTGTAACAATGTTTATTTAAAGTTTCTGAATCAAAATGGAGGGTATTCTTATTGGCTATTTGAAAGCTATACTAAAAAGGAATCAAACAACCCGTTAGGATATGTTATTAACGGTTCAAATAATATGGTTGATTTAGGAAGTGAATCAGATAACGATTTGCAAATTTATTCTAAGATACCAAAAGAATATCGTCAATACGCTTTAGATTTGATTGTTTCTTCAGATGTTTACGCATACCGAAATGCATCGTGGGAAAAGATATTCATGAAATCAAACTCAAACGAATACGATAATATTAAAAAAGTGTACACCGTTAATATAAATATTGATCTAAATTACAGATTCAATCCTTCTTTGTTATGGTCGAATTAATTATAAACAATCAGCCAATTGAATTGCCTTCTGAAACTAAAATAAAGTTTACAAAACAGATTGCTGATATATTTGATTTGGCTCAGGTTTCAGTATCGTTTACTAATTCATTTGAATTTGAGAAAACGCCACAAAATACCGTAGCAATGCAACAGCTTGGTATTTCTGGAGACAGTTCAAATATCCCTTATATTAAAAATGATGCTCAGTTAAAAATAAATGGTTTTGATTTAATCTCAAAAGGTTGGTTTAATGTTTCGGGAACGGATTCAAAATATAAAGGTTCAATTCTTGATGGAATGGTAGATTTTTTCAAAGCTATTGAAAACAAAACAATGGGTAAAGATTTGGATTTATCAAATTTTAACCATGAAAAATTATTAAGCACCGTTGTTGCATCATTCACAAATGAATATTATAAATACATTATTGCTGATTACGGAGGTAAGGTATTATTTGAAGATGGAATAAACATTGATTATTTAGCACCTTCTTTTTCTGTTCGCAAGCTTTGGGAATTAATATTTTCAACATTCGGGTTTAATTGTGATTATACGAATCTTTCTTATTTAGACGGGCTTTATATTACATATCCTAAAGAAGTTTCTCAAGGACAAGTAAATGAAACAATTGCTACTCTTGTTCGTAATTTCTTTGCTAGTCAGGATATTGTACATGCAGGGGGTAATTCTTATTGGGGATCAGCTTTAAGACAATGGGATTCATCTACAATTATTGAGGGGTCATTAATCGATAATTGGAAATATACTATCCCCGAGACTACATCATACAATTTTGATTTAACTTCTGAAATGTACGTAATTTACAGAAGACCGAGCAGAGCAAACAGAAATACTAATCCAAGAGTGGACATATTAAAAAACGGTGCAATAATTGGTTCAATACTAAGTGATTTTGTAACTGATGTTCCTGGCGTTGGAGATCCTAGGAATATGAATTTTAATCTTCAATGTAATGCGGGGGACATTATTGAAATGGTTGTTTCTGCTCCTGATGGATTGCAAATAAATGGTAATTTTTATAGGTCTTATGAATGGAGACATAACAATACTGAGTTTATTATTTCAAAAACAGATTTAGGAACTACTATATTAGAAAACGAATTAAAAGATTTTTTGATAAAAGATTTTATAAAAGAACAGCTTTGGAGAACAGGACTAACGCCAATTCTAAATAAAGAAACTAACACAGTAGAATTTATTACACTAGATAGCAGAATTGATTTTGACAATGCACAAGACTTATCACATACTTTTACTGAAAGAACAAGCGAAATTTACACAAATGATTACGCTCAAAAAAATATATTCAAATTAAAAAACAATGTTGATACGGATAATCAAGGAGACGGGTTTTTATACGTTTTTAATAAAAACATTGACGATGAAAAAATAATTGCAAATTCTAAAATATATGCTCCAGATAAAAAGATAGTTACTGAGTTTATAAATGGAGTTAGAACAAATCAATATAAGATTTGGGAAGCAGAAGCTAAAGATGATAACGGAACTGTTGTAATAGATTATAAAGGTTTATCTGGTAGATTTTATTTTATTAGGTATTTTGACCAAGCAGGATCATTTAAAATGATTTCAGAGATATTGAATGATGAAACTGTAGTAAGTAGTATTCCTGTCGGGATTAACACAAATACTCTTTTTGAAGAAGCTGTTTATAATAATTATCAAGAGTATCAAAAAATATTTACTAACTTTCGTGTTCATACAATATCACAAGCTTTGACCGAAAATGATTTTATTCATATGGATTTAACAAAACCTTTCTTTTTCAAACAAGAAAACGCTTATTACATTTGTAACAAAATACCATTTACAGAGGGTGAAAAATCAATTGGGGAGTATATTAAAATAAATAAAGTATAGCAATGGCAGAAGTAATTAATTTAGCGACATTCAATTTAGATACTCAAAAACTTCAAAGTAATTTGAATGATTTGCAGGATACTTATTTTGATTTGGCAAAGGCTCAAAAAGAATATGCTACACAATCGAAAGAAACTGCAAAGCAAATTGATTTATTAACCAAATCTCAAAAAGCGCTAGAGTCTGCATCAGGAGACAACACAGAAGCCGTTGAAGCGAACCAAAAAGAATTAGATGCATTATTAAAAACTCAAAAAGATTTATACAAGAGTGAGCAGAATTTAGGTACTCAAATGAGTACCGTAAGAAAGGAAATTGTACAGACTACAAACCAATTAAAAGCCTATCAAGATGCAGAAGGCAAAACAAAGTCGTTGATTGATTTAGGCAACCAAGCATTAGAAAGACAAATTAAAAATAAGAATGATGCCAAGGCTGCTAACATTGCTTTGAATACCGTTTCCAATCAGTTAAACCCAGAAATAGAAGAAGAAGCCGAACTTTTAGCAAAGGTTAATGCGCAGATTGACAAAAATACAGCATTCATAAAAGAAAATACCAGCGTAATAGGTCAGCAAAAAATGAATGTTGGTAATTATGCTGAATCTATTAAAGAAGCATTAAGTGAATTAAATCCTTTCAATGCGGGTATAGGCTCGTTTATTGAAAGATCAAAAGAATCAGGCGGTGCGGGTAATGTATTAACAGGTGCATTTTCTGCAATTCGTGTTGGGATATTAGGAGCGTTGAAAGCGGGTTTAGCATTTATTGCTACGCCAATCGGATTAGTTATCGCTGCGCTTGCTGTAGCGGTTGGCGCAGTAGTTGGAGCTTTTAAATTAGCGAAAGCATCTTTACAAAGTACTGAACAAGGAACTCAAAAGCTTGCTGTAGTAACTGGTGCTATTACGGGTGTTTTTACAGGGTTGTTTAAAGTAGTTAAACCGTTGGGCTTGTTTCTGGCCGATGTGTTTATTAAGACTTTAGAGAATGTTGCTGTAGTGGCTGAAAAAGCTTTGGGACTGGTAGCTGATGCATTGGAGTTTTTAGGAGCAGAAGATACGGCAAAGGGAATTAGAAACTTTACAGAAGAAGTAAAAGCAAGTTCTATAGCAGCGGCTAATTTAG